ATAGCGTTTGCAATATTGCGTGTACCGAACGGATCATGCTTAAACTGATTTATCAGCTTAGCAATTAACGCTGAATACCCTCTTATTTTTTCCGTAACATTGATTACCACCCGCGACGGATAGCGCATTAAGTTCAAGGTAAAACGCGCTGTATTAAGCCCCTTGTTAATGGCGTTTGAGCTTTTATCAAACATCGTATTAACCGCGTTTTTTAATTCTGCAACGGTGGTCAAAAAATCGCCATAGCTTCCAGCCTGTGAATTTATCAGCGGTTCCATATTATTTTTTATCTGCTCTGCTTGGGTATTCAAAACCGACTTTTCCCGAAGCTCATCATCAATAGTATCGGCGGCAACACCGCGCGCAAAGTCTTCGCACGCAGCATCGGAAAAGGATTCGTACTTTTCTTCAATCTCTGCAGCAGCAACCGTTTCGAGTTTTGGGATAACATCATCGGTAATAATTTTTACGAACGTAACTTCAACAACGGATTCATTAAGACCTGAAAGTAAATCGTCAACCCGTTTGATTTTTCCGTGCGGTATAACTTTATGAATACCGTATACCGGATGCTGCAATTCTCCGGCGCCCCGTTCAAACAGCATTGCTTCAAAGCTATCCGCCTGCTCCATACAATCGGAACCGTTGAAAATACAGGTAAGCGGAAAACTCGTTGCCCCCGCCCCCTGATGCTGCACATGCGCACCGTCCTTATCGGGAAAGGTAAAAAGTCCGGTTTTTAAATCCGTTTCTTTAGAAACGTTGCCGAACAAAAACGACAGTTCCTTGCCGGAAGGCGCGGTATATTTCGCTTCGGTTATTCTTTTTTCCCAGTCCATACGCAAAGTGCTAATAGCTTCCCGAAACGGCAAGATTAAAGGCAGGCGATTTAGGCGGCTTTGAAACCCGCGCCTGCGTACCTTGCTCCGCACGTACCGAAATCTCGGCATGTTGATAGGTATCTTGCCGCGAATAATAGGCTGTCTGTTGTGCTTGTGAAATAGGAGCTAATTCCAGTGCAGCGCCCCCCGTACCGGTTTGTCCAACGCCGCCGTAAGAAACGGCGCCTTGCGCTTTGTTGATTGCGTCCGTTCCGTCAACGCCTTTTATTGTATTCCGGAATTTTTCTATGCTGTCTGCCATCCCTTTAAACGGTTCTCCGATATAAGGAATTTTTGCAATCAATTCAAATATACCTTGCAGCGGCGCCAGCAGCGCTGATAAAATCGTTGCGCCTATCTGTTTTAACCCTGCAATAATACCGCCATTTGTAAAGGCTTGTGTAATCCTATCCCATTCATTCCAGAACTCACGGACAATCGAAATAATAAATCCGAACGGCCCCGTGAATACAGCAATTATACCGAGTACCGCTTCTTGATTTTTCTTTACCCAATCCCAACACCTAGCCATCGCCGCCGTAATATCATCCCAATGTTTTACACAGAGAATAATAATCGCTATCAATGCCGCGATCGCAACAATAATGACACCAACAGGATTTGCCGTAAGCAATACATTAAAAATCGCCTGTACCGCATTCATACCCTGCTGCGCCGACATAAGCGCCTTCACTGCCTGCACCATTCCCATTATGTTTGATATAACAACGGCAGCAATCATAGCAACCTTATAAACTCCCCAGGCAATAGCAAGCGAAATTATTACTATACGCATTTTCCATAAAAAACCCACAACTTTTCCGATAACGCTAAATGCCGTTTTTAAAAAATTGATAATTGGCGTCGGATCAAAACTGTTTATCGCATCCGTCAGTTTTTTAATTGCGTCGGAACCTTTATCAGCAAAGGCATCTACAAATTTGAACCCTAATTCCGTCAAACCGGACATTAAAATATTTATTTGATTTTGCAGAGAGCCTCTCATTACCCCGGCTTTTTGCGCTGCCGCACCGGAACTTTTTTCAAGTCTATCTGTAAGTTCAAGCAATTTATTCGATCCCGCATTTATGATAGCCGTAGCAGCTTCTACATTTTGCTTCCCAAAAATAGCATCAAGAGCTTCTGCCCGCTCGGCAGAACCCAACCCTTTCATAGATGTTTCAAACTGTTCTACAATATCAACAATATTAAGAAGATTTCCCTTTGAGTCTCTTGTAGCGATATTCAACTTCTTTAAAGCGCCCTCTCCGGCTTTCGCTGGTGCCGAAAGCCTAAGCATAATATTTCGCAACATAGTCCCCGCCTCCGTTCCACTTTTATTAACATCAGCAAGAACAGCAGTAAGAGCGCCGAAATTCTCTATACTTTGATTGGCTGTTTTAAACATAGAACCGCCGGTGGAAGCAGCCCCTACAACATCCTGAACAGAATGATTAGCCATATCGGCTGTTTGAGCCAAAATATCGGATATATACTGCATATTACCGGCAATTTTTTTAGGATCCGTAATTTTATTACCGAACTCATCAAGATTTTTACCGAAAATATTCAATGTTGACGTCGCCATCCCGACAGCCTCATCTATACCAACCATACCGGCCGTTGCAAGATCAGAAATATTCGGTAAAAGCGCAATAGCATTCACACTATCTAACCCGGCTCTTGCCAATGTAGAAAGCCCCTGAGCTGTTTGTTGCGCATTAAATTCAGTAACAGCAGCAACATCACGCGCCGCTTTTCCGAGTGTTTTCATCTTATCACCAAAGTCAACCGATTTAGGGTTCATATCCGAAAAAGCAGCGGAAGCGGCATGTAAAGAGCTGTCAAATTCAATAAACTGCTTTGTAGCAACGCCAAGCCCAGCCCCGATAGCGCCGACACCGACAAGCGCAGCCCCGCTTGCAAATGTCTTAAACTTTGAACCGATATTTGCAAGTTGCTGTTCGGTCTTTGTAAATTCGTTTTTTAATACACGTCCGACAGTCTTTCCTTTGATCCCGATTTTATCTAAAGGCATTGTGATATTATCAATGAGTTTATAGACTGTCTCGATTGCATATTTTGTAGCCACTATACATCCTTTTGCAACTTGCAAATGTCTTTTATCCGCGCTCTATAGAAAAAATGAATATCATCAATACTCATTTCATAAAACGGCGGGAGCGTTGCGTAATCCATACATATTTGCAGCAACTGTAATTGAATACCGCCCGCTCCCAATACCGTTTTTTCCCTTCCGTCGATTGCGCATACAGACATCAAACGGATAAAAAAAGCGTAGCAATATCCCTAAAAAACAGCCAATCTGATATATCGATTTTAGAAAAATACTTTACTTCTTTTCCCGTCATTGCCGAAACAAATCCTTGCAATTTATGTACAGACTGTTTATCACTGTAATTATCCATTGCCATAAAAGCATGGCCTTTCGGTCTTTTTATCATTACAACATCGTTTGAAAAGTCTTCGGACAAATCGGAGATTGTATAGCGGAGATTCCGCCCATCAACTTCAACTCGACCGCTCATACAGGCTTTTACAAACCGCTCTTTTAACGGTATAAACGCTTCTGCATCTTCCGTTGTCATTGCGCTTTCGTCATAATCGATTTCGTTTGCTTTACAAAAGCGTTCAAACTCGGCAACCGCCGTTTCTCTGTCAATCTTTACTTCTTTTTCCATCTGTATACCTCACTGTAAAAAAATATGTTTAAATGCGCTGTCCGCACAACTAAATCCCCTGCTTTTCAATCTTCCCATGTAACGAAACGGTTGCCGTTCCTTCTTTGAATGAAATTTCTATATCATCAACAATCTGTACCGAACCGGCAAAAACAGCGCCGTCATTTGCCGTGCCGGAATAGTCGAACATTTTGCCGGAGTTTTTTAAATCCTGCAAAAATTCATCATCCCCGTTATCAAAATCAATGACTAAACTGATCCCTTCAATCGAATCGACCTTCCGCGATTGCACAACACGGCTTGTTCCATCCCCGTTCGGTTTTACTTCGTTGCTTTTCCCGCCGAGCTTCCACTTTGCATCGTCTTCGGCATCGCAGGTAAACCGGCGTCCATTCAATGTATGACTTTCAAAAGGCCCCGCTATCATTTTCTACCCCCTATTCGCCCAGATAAAAACCAAAATAAATATCGGTGTCTGTAATTTCGATATTGCCGGATAATTTTACCGGAAAGCGCACATTAACCCGTTTAGGATTATTTGAATCTATTTTAACGTTCATATTCCGTTTGCTGAATTCCGGTTCCTGAATAATCGCCTGCAGCGCGAGCGAATCGGCAAGATTCATAAAAGATGTTTTAATCATCTTAGGCTGTTTCGCTTTTACATTCGCGGTAACGGTGTCATCGCTGACAATCGGCGCCCCTTTCAATTCGTCCGCCTCCATAATCAGCCGTACATTGAATACAACATTTTGCAGTTTAACCAAATCAACAACATAGCGTTTGCTTGGGAATTGCCCTTCATTCGCAGGATGATAGAACGTAATAATGTCATTCAATTCCGCAACATTGCCGTTCTTAATATTAGTAGATGAACCCTTGTTAACCGAAAGCGTCCGCTGCATATAATTTTCCTGAACATCATCAGAACCGCAATGTAAACCGGTCAACAAACCTTTATAGCCTTGTGCAGGATTGCTGTTTGCTGTTGTAACGATGTCGTTTAAAAGCGCACGGGCGGCAATGACAAACGGCAATTCACGGCTTCCTACAGAGACAAGCAGAAAATTGATTACATCGTTTTTGCGTTCGTCCGTTACCTTTGTACGTTCCGATAAAACATCAGTACAGCCGTGGCAAACAAGCAGCGGCTTTTTCTCCAAAGCCGACCAACGGGCTTCCCCGAATTCCTGATAGGCGTCAAGCCGAGCTTCTTTTTTATAATCAAAGCAGCTTAAAATAAACGTTTCCCATACAATACCGATTTTTCCCAATGCCGCGTTTACATCGGGGTCAAGTGCACCGTCTGAAAATTTCTTTATCGTAAAAGTTGCACCCGGTACATCTGCCGCTATTTCAAGCGTAATCATGTTGGAACTTTCACCCGACCATTTTGCTGTAAGCGGAATTTCTCCGGCTGCTATATCCCCTGTTTTTGCAGGCATATTCAACACGCCGTCGATTGCTGCTTTTATCGTCTTTAGAATTGACTCGGCCTTATCGCCTTTCTTTACGGCAAACTCGGCCGCAACACCGCCGACATACACCGTACCGGCGCCGTTACCGGCAGCCCCTGTATTAGGCTCGGCAAGCGTAACACCGACAGCGCCTTTCGCCGGTACCCCCGTTTTTACCTTTGCAAGGGGGTATACCGTTACGGGAAAGTCGGCGCCTTTTCCGTTTTGCGGAAAAAGCTGCAATGCCGCAAGATGTAAGGGACTGCCGTACCCGTACCGATCTCCGACCGCATTAGCATTTCCTTCAAGTTCAAACTTATCCAAACCATACACGGCATCATCATTGCCCTGCCCGATAACCGCTAAGCGTTGCGGCAGCATGAACGCTTTCCCTGAATTAAAATTTTTATATTCGACGCTTACTCCGCATACGCGACTTACCGCCGTTGCCGAAATTCCCATACTCACCCCCTATATATGTATTAAAACTTCGCCGGTTTTTCCGACTGCTTCAAAACACATTCCTTCCAATTCCGCGCCGGCTCCTTGCGGAGAATCTTCATAAAACGAAACGGAAAAATCCATCCGCGCAACGGTTACAGCAGCAGCGCTTTCCGCTAAGTTGCCGGGAACCCCTGTTTTTATCCCTGACAAATCCCGTCCAAGCACTACGCCGCGCATCCCTAAATACGCATAAAACCCGCTCATTAAAATTGAGCGGACAATACATGCAATGCGCCATGCTTTTAGCGTTGCTTGCATTGCATCATCGCTATCAGATTCTGTATTCCCGCACGCATAGCAATCGACAGAAAAGGAAGCCGTATATTTTTTTCGCCCGATCGCACTCCCTACATTGCCGTCAGCCCTGCGCGTCTCATTCAGTAAAATATTTACAAGCGGAAACGGATTACCGCCCGCTTCATTTGCTGTTAATTCCCACGGCCGAGCGCTTTCCAAATATACGCCGATATTAAAATCTTCAATCGATTCAATACCGGCCGTTTTTGCAAGCGCATATTGATTGCTTAATTCTGTTTTTAAGATAAGCGCTATAGCATCCCGTATTTTTTCTACATTGTCTTTTTCGTTTAAAAGCGTTTGAACTTGCGCCTGCATACCGCTACGCCCCTACACCTCTTTCAGCTGTACCGACAACAGCAACCTGCCAATCCCGATCGTCCTGTCCGGTTCATACCGAACAACATAGAGCCGATATTCCGCACCGGATAAATCACGTAACAATACAGTCCACCCTTTTTGCGGCGTTTCTTTTGTGTACATCGCAAGCGAAGAAAGCCGGTATGAAACCGTTATCGTTCTGCCCTGTACCGGCACGCCGTCTGTATTTAAAAGATAGCCTATGTCGCTGACTGCACCGGTTAAATTAAAACGATGCCCCTTTTTATCGCTGAGCACAAAACGGGAACCGCCGACATTGGTATTTTCCAATGTAAAAGACAAATCTTTTTCCGCAAGCTCCCGTATATTCATTGTGCACCTACCTATTTTTGCAGCTCGGTTAACGCTTCAATGACTTCATCTTTCGTCTTATCTTTCACGTCGATACCGAAAGACAAAGCGAACTCTTTGACTTGTTCGTCAGTCGCCGCGCCTGCAGCGGCAAGATAGTCGGCAATCAACTTTTTAATTGCCGCAATAATTTCTTCTTTCTTTTTTCCGCCGGTTTCGATTTTTAATTTCGCTGCAAGCTCTTCAAGTTCTTTTTTAGTTAGAGCTTCAAGCGTCTTTTGCGAACCCTTTCCGCCATCACCATCATCAGGCGGCGTCTTGCTGCCGTTTTCGTCCTCATCCTCTGCATCAGGAATAGCAATAATCATACCTTTCCCGCAGGCAACCGAAAACGCATCTTTATTTCCGCCGAATTGCTCAAGGGAAATTTCATCGCCTTCCGCATACACAACTCCGCCAGCCGTAAACGCAAAACCTGCAGCAACCTTATATTTACTCATGTACATATCCTCCTACAAAAAAATTTACCGGATTGTTAAGCAGCCGAATCGGTCAATCGAAAACGGCCAACACAACGGACGGCTTTTAATTTCTCCGATATACGCTTCACGTTCCGCATCCCACCATACGCGCGGACGGAAATCAAATTCTTCGCCGATCTGAATTTTCCCGTCAAACAACTGCCCGAACGTTTCATCCGTGTTGATTGTCGGAATACCGCCGAACATTTTTCTAAAATCCAAATCTTCAATATCCGGCAAGAAGATAACTTTATCGTCATGCACATATTTTGTTTTTGCCGTCTTTCCAAATTCATTATAGCGGGCATTGTACACCCACAAATCATAGCGGTTTGCGCCGATGTCGATATAACCCATATACTTCCCGCCCTTGTCTTTTAAGGCAGGGTTCAGCATACCGAGCCGTAAGCCGTCTTGACGCAATGCCGTTTGAACAGACGAATCGGCAATAAATTTTTCCCATGCGTTTTTCCCGAAAATCAACGTAGTAACATCACAGAAACCGTCATCACGAATAACGTCGGCAAGCGCGGTTATATCGGCCTGCACGTTTGCACCGGAAGCGCCCCACGCAATAGCCGCCGTCGGAAAGTGCGACGCTTTCGGCTTGAGGTCAAGCTCATACGTTGCGTTTCCTTTTTCGTCGGTTAAAATGATTTTGCCCGTTTGCAAAAGCTGTGCGGCTTGTAACTCTACCGAATAACGGATCATCGCCGTCATTTTTGCAAATCCGTCAACCAGAATTTTTGCGAGCTTTCCGAACCAGTTGACTTTGTCGGCATAGGCATTTTCTCCGGGCTGCCGTTTCATCAGCTGCGCAATATTGGCAGGTTTTGCAAGCGCATACACCGGAAAGGGAATGCTTTTACTTTGAAATTCATCCTCGGCAATCAGCACCGCCCCAGTGCTTAAATTGCGGACAACCGGCGCGACATCTTCACCTGAACGGGTTATGTCGTATTCAAATTTTTCCGCATCGGTAAACGAATCGGATGATGTCTTAAAAAACGAAGACAAAAACCCCATCTTGCTGATGTCAGGTTTTTGATTAAACAGTTGTACAATTCTGGTAATAAAATTCGGCAACATAGTATTCAACTCCTCTTTATCACACTTCGCAAACGCATTACGCAGTTTGAGAAACATCCGTAACGGTTACCGGAATTATTCCGCACGCACGGAGCATATCCAGCTGTTCAACCGTCGGTTTATTGCCGTTCAGCAAAACCTTATCGGCACGCACACGTCCTGCAATCAACGCACGGAACGGAACATCAGCAACGCTGCTTTTCTCGTTTTCTACGTCGAACGGCACAATACCTACAACCTTTTCACTGGCAGGGGTTGTCAGCACGGCAAACTTTTCGCCGTCTCGTTTTAGATATGTACCGGCTTTAACAATCGTATTGGCAGGCACGGCAGCCAATAGACCGGTTTCAAAATCATTGTTGCCTAACACTACGGTACTGGTATCAACCGTACTCGTTTCAATCTTTGCCATAGCGAACCTCTCTTATTCTTTTCCGAAAAAGCCTTTGTCAAACTCAGCCATTAAAGCCTTTTCGTCTGCGTTATTCTCCGCTGCTTCCGTATGCGTTGCAGGCGGATTATCATCCATGCGGTTTTGCGCCTGCGCTTTCGTCATTGCAAAATCCATATAAGCATCCTGCACCGACTCTTCCGCAACAGGCTTCCCTTCTTCAATAAACTTTGCCGCAAGCTCATACGCGCCGCACTTTGCCGCAAGGCGCAAATGTCCGCTCACCATCGCAGATTGTTTTTCGCGCCCTGCTTTTTCACCTAATGCAAAAACAGCGTCATAACACGCCGCGTCTTTTGCTTTTAATTCTTCAACATTCATACTGCCTCCATTTGTGTTTGTATCATTATGCGCGGCAACCGTCTTGCCGGAAACTGCCGGTGTCTGCAAAAGCGCGGCCGCTTTTTCTATCGATATGCCGCCGTCTTTTTCAGCGCTCTTTTGTAATTTGTCATAGCAATTTTTGATTTTTAACTTTGCATTCACGATAAGCGCATCACGGCTTTCAATAAGCGGAGCGTCGGCATCATCGTTTTGTTCTGTAGCTGCATGTTTTTCAAATTCATTTGCAAATCCGTTTTCAAAAATTTCATTGCCGACAAAGAACGTCGTTTCGTCCATAAGAGCGCGGATGTCTTTTTCGCTTTTTTTTGAAACTGATTGATACACACCGGACAACGCACCCGCAAGCTGTTTTAAATAACTTGCCGTCTTTTCAAATTTTTTATAATCACCGTACATACCCGTATACGGGTTATGAATCATAAAGATAGAATTATCCGACGCCTTTACAACTGCATTGCCGTCAACTGTCCGAGCCGCAAGCGCGATGTAACTTGCCATACTCGC